TAGTGAAAGGCTTGGTTTATACTTGCTTAAGTCTTGCACCCTCCTTTGTAGTAGTCATTCCGCAATGGTCATTGTGATAGGCTTGCGGTAGTCCTTGCGATAGTCCCCCTAATATACTCGTATAGGCTTGCAGTAGTACCCATATAGGCTCCCACTACAGACCCCACACTAGTCCTTCCAAGCCCTACAATACCCCACTAAGCTGTTATATTGCAGACCTTGCACTAACATAGGGGGTCTTATAGTAGCCTTGTAGTGGGCTTGTAAGAGCCTAGCGGTAGACATGTACAAGAACCTGTGCAATACCTGTGCAAGTCCTATACAATACCTATACAAGTCCCTTGTTGGGCTTGCATGAGGCCTTGTGTGGGCTGTTGGTAGACTCGGAGGGGGACGGGGAGGGGAGATTGTGATGCTTATCATTATAGGTAGCCCCCCAGATACAAAAAAGAGCCATAATGGAAAAGGAGGAGGCTAGGAGAGGACTGGCAGGAGGTTAGGGGGAAGGACTGGCAGAGTGAATTGAGCCGAACCCTCCATAGGTCATGTAAAAGGCCTTTCAAACTAAGCCGGGTTCTCTTTAATTGACTACTTATCTGCTATTAATATTAAAAAGAACTAGAACAAGGCAATGTTGTTAACTATTTGTAATCATTAGGAAAAGTGTGTAAAAACTACTTCTTTTATATTGCATAAACCCTTTAAGAAAGGACTTAAAAGTAATGAGTGACGAGAAACCAACCGTTGTGGCTGATAAGCCAAAGAAACGAATAGGTCGTCCACCTAAATCTGAGATAGCTTCCAAGTCATTTGGTAATAGGGGAGCTGTTGGAAGACCTAAAGGGGATGCATCTATCATTAACGAGTATAAGGCTCGTATGTTAGCCTCTCCAAGTAGCATTAAGGTGCTTGATAAGATATTTGAGGCTGCCTTGGATGATGACCATAAACATCAGTCTGCTGCTTGGAAGATTATTACAGACCGTGTCCTCCCAGTAGGAGCATTTGAACAAGATGTTGTTAAGGGAGCAGGTCGTAACTCCATTCAAATCAATATTAGTGGTATTGGAGGAGTTGACATCAGTGGTGGAGATGACCCACTAGAGGGTACTTGTGAGGTTATTGATTAATGTCTGATTTAAACGTAGAACTCCTACCATGGCAACAAGATGTAATCTCTGACCAGACACGCTTCAAGATTATTGCTGCTGGTAGACGAACAGGTAAGTCAAGACTCGCTGCATGGATGTTGATTATCTATGCATTGAAGCAAGGGAAAGGTGCAGTGTTCTATGTTGCACCCACCCAGGGACAAGCTAGAGATATCATGTGGTCTACCCTACTAGAACTTGCACATGACGTAATCAAGACTAGCCACATTAACAATTTACAAATAACATTAATCAATGGTGCTGTGATATCCCTCAAGGGTGCTGATAGACCTGAGACAATGCGTGGTGTCAGCCTCAAGTTCCTTGTAATGGATGAGTATGCTGACATGAAGCCAGATGTATGGGAGCAGATACTGAGACCTGCACTGACTGATCAAAAGGGTGATGCCATGTTTATTGGTACTCCTATGGGGCGTAATCACTTCTTTGACCTCTATAACTATGGTCTACTTAAAGAGGATAAGTCTTACAAGTCTTGGCACTTCACCTCCTATGATAACCCTTTGCTGGATAAAGAAGAGATTGACATGGCTAAAAGGTCTATGTCTAGTTTCGCTTTCAGACAAGAGTTCATGGCCTCCTTCGAGGCACTAGGCTCAGAAATCTTTAAAGAGGAGTGGGTCAAGTTCTCTGAAGAAGAGCCTAAAGTGGGTGACTACTATATTGCAATAGATTTGGCAGGCTTTGAGGATGTTACTTCAATCAGCCAAGGTAAGTCGAGAAACCTCGATGATACTGCTATAAGTGTTGTAAAAGTGAATGAGCAAGGTTGGTATGTTGCAGAGATAATTCATGGTCGATGGGACTTGAACAAGACTGCTGAGAAGATATTTAATGCTGTAGACAAGTATCAACCCGTTGCTGTAGGCATTGAGAAGGGTATTTCAAAACAAGCTGTTATGTCCCCTCTAATGGACTTGCAAAGAAGAAAGCAGAAGTTCTTTAGAGTGGAGGAACTTACTCACGGTAATAAGAAGAAGACAGACCGTGTTGTATGGGCATTACAAGGTCGATTCGAGAATGGTTATATTGAACTTGGAAAAGGTGAGTGGAACAGAGAATTCCTAGACCAACTCTTCCAGTTTCCTAATAAACTTGTTCATGATGACTTGGTAGACTCCTTAGCATATATTGACCAACTAGCAATTATACCGTACCACTATGAGGACTTCGACTTTGATGAGTACGAGGCCTTAGATGACTTAACAGGATATTAGGAGTAGAAATGAAAGATAGTTATTCACAGCACGCAGTTACAGACTGGGTCATGGACAAGTGCGAGAGTTGGAGAGAACACTACGAGTCCAACTACGTAGACAAGCACCAGGAGTATTACAGGCTTTGGAGAGGTATCTGGGACTCTTCTGATTCATTAAGACAGTCAGAGCGCTCTAAGATTATCAGCCCTGCTCTACAACAAGCAGTTGAGTCTAGTGTTGCTGAAGTTGAAGAAGCTACCTTTGGTCGTGGCAAGTGGTTTGATATCCATGATGACCATAAAGACCAGGACGATTCAGATATAGCTTACTTGCGTACTCAACTGGAAGAGGACTTCAAATACACAAAGACTCGTAAAGAGGTTGCTGAGTGTATCTTGAACTCTGCTGTATATGGTACAGGTATTGCTGAGATAGTCCTTGAAGAAGTTAAGGAAATGAAGCCTGCAACACAACCTCTGCTAGAAGGCGAACTTGAAGCAGTTGGTGTTACAGTTGAAGACCGCTTCGTTGTTAAGCTACGTTCTGTCCTTCCTCAGAACTTCCTCATTGACCCCTCTGCAACTTCTATTGATAGTGCACTAGGTGTGGCCATTGATTCATTTGTTCCAATCCACCAGGTTCATCAGGACATTGCAAAGGGTTACTACTTTGATGTAGATATTGAGACAGCTGCTAGTGACTACGAACTAGAAGCCACTCCAGAGCTCAATGCATATACTGATGATAAAGTAAGACTAACAAAGTATTACGGTCTAGTCCCTAGCGACCTTTTCCATGAAGCTATGGAATCTGAACTAGAAGAAGGTGAGGAACTCATCAAGCTTACAGAAGAGGAAGAAGAGGATGAAGATAAAGAGAACACCTATGTAGAGGCAGTTATTGTTATTGCCAATGGTGGCCAGCTACTGAAGATTGAGAAGAACCCGTACATGATGGGTGATAGACCAGTAGTAGCTTTCCCATGGGATGTTGTACCATCTTCCTTCTGGGGACGTGGAGTATGTGAGAAAGGTTACAACTCACAGAAGGCACTAGACACTGAGCTACGTGCTCGTATAGATGCTCTTGCTCTTACAATCCACCCTATGATGGCTATTGATGCTACCCGTCTACCTCGTGGTATGAAACCTGAGATTCGTCCAGGTAAGATACTACTAACGAACGGTAATCCATCAGAAGTCCTAAGACCATTTAACTTTGGTGCTTTAGACCAGACATCATTTGCACAAACAAGTATGTTACAGCAGATGGTTCAACAAGCTACAGGTGCAGTGGATACAGCTAGTCTGTCTTCAATGGCAGGTAGTGAAGGAACTGCTGCTGGTCTCTCAATGTCACTTGGTGCTCTAATAAAGCGTCATAAAAGAACTCTCATAAACTTCCAAGAGTTGTTCCTGTTACCTATGGTGCAGAAGACAGCTTGGCGTTATATGCAGTTTGACCCTGAGAACTATCCTATCAAGGACTTTAAGTTCGTAGCTTCTAGCTCGTTGGGTATCATTGCCCGTGAGTATGAAGTCACACAGTTAGTGCAGTTGCTACAAACCATGCAACAAGACTCTCCTATGTATCCAATGTTGATTGAATCTATCCTAGAGAACATGAACATTAGTAACCGTGAAGAGCTTATTGGTCGTATGAAGCAATCACAAGAACCTAACCCAGAAGCCCAGCAGAAACAGCAGATGCAGATGCAGGTACAGATGGCTAAGGAACAAGCAACCGCTGCAGCACTTAATGCACAAGCGGCTGAAGCTAACGAGAGAGCTAATAAATATAAATCAGAAGTAGAACTAGCAGAGTATGAGGCACAGACTAACCGTATCAAAGCCCTTTCAACTAACCTCAAAGAGGGAGATGGGGATGATAAGGAGTTTGAACGCCGTATTAAGACCGCTGAGCTACTTATAAAAGAAAAGGCAATAGACGCTAAGGCCTCTGCGAGAAGTCCTCGTGAAGGGGTGCTTACGGCCTCTCAGTCGCCTATACAACAACAAGGAATGGCTACAGATGTTAACACAGACGGAAACCAAGAGAATAGTGGAACAAATCAACGAGGCTTTTAGTAGACTTGAGAAGCGTGTGGTTAAACTGGAAGAGGCTCACGTAGAGCCAACAACTCCAGCCACAAGTGCTCCAGTTAAATCAAAAGCTAAGGTAAAAGTATTACAGGCTCATTCAGGTGAGCTTACTAATTAGTCGATACCGTAAGGAGAATATTTTGACTACAGAAGAAGAGGAGTATTATGAAACGTACTTCGATATGTTTACCACAGAGGGCTGGAAACAACTTATCAGCGAGCTAGAGGCGACTTATAACGGCTATTCGTTCGAGACCTGTTCCAACGTGGAAGAACTACATCGAGTAAAGGGTGAGAGAAGTGTCCTTAATAAGATACTAACCTTTCAGACTGGCATCGAAACAGCTTATGCTGTAAACCAAGAGGATAACTCTTCGTACGACTGACTTAGGGTCTAAGTTGCACAAGGAATCCAATTTTTAAATCTTCACAAAGCTTAGCGCTCGGAGAAAATGTAAATGGCAAATATTATCGACAATAATGAAGAAGAAGTGTTCTTAGAACCTAATGAGGAACTTGCATCGCTAGGAGACTCTAAGGAGCAACCCCCTAGACAAGCAGAGACAGAGGTAGATGTTCAGGAGAACGAGTTACCTGACAAATACCGTAATAAGGACGTTAAAGAAATTATCGCAATGCACCAAAACGCTGAGCAGTTGCTAGGTAAGCAAGGTCAGGAAGTGGGTGAGCTACGAAAGGTTGTTGACGACTTTATTCAGTCTCAAACTGTTGATAAGGGAACTGCCCAAATAGTTGATACGGAAGTAGATGATTTAGACTTTTTCGATAACCCCAAAGAAGCAGTTGCACGGATGCTAGAGAACCACCCTTCTGTGAAGCAGTCAAAAGAAATGGCTATTCAGTTAAAACAGAAAGAGGTACTCGCTAGTTTAAAAGCAGAACATCCTGATTATATGGATATTGTTGCTGACCAGAAGTTTGCTGATTGGGTTGGGAAATCTAAAATTCGTACACGTTTACTACAAGAAGCTGATAAGGGTTATGACTTTGATGCTGCAGATGAACTGTTATCCTTGTGGAAGGAACGTCGAGAGACAATTAATACCACGGTTAATTCAGAACTATCTGCACGCAAGGACAAGGTTAAGACCGCCTCATCAGGAACTTCTACAGGTTCTTCGGAACGACCATCTAGAAAGATTTACCGTAGAAACGACATCATTGACCTAATGCGTACTAACCCTCAGCGGTACGAGCAGATGATGCCTGAGATTCGTCAGGCATATGCTGAGAAAAGAGTAAAATAATTAATAAGCTTATATCTTAAAAGGAGATTTAAAAATGGCTTTAGCAACTTTCCCTGGTGGTTCAGGTTCGATTACATCAACAGCACAAGCAGCACCTTTCATTCCAGAACTTTGGTCTGACGAGATTGTAGCATCATATAAAAAGAACTTGATGTTTGCAAACTTGGTTAACAAGATGTCTATGGTTGGCAAGAAAGGGGATACGTTACACATTCCTAAGCCTACTCGTGGTCTTGCTAACATTAAAGCTGCAAACACTGCAGTCACCATCCAAGCAGATACTGAAACAGAAGTACAAGTAGTTGTTGATAAGCACTACGAGTATTCACGAATGATTGAGGATATTGCTGGTGTTCAGGCTTTAGATTCAATGCGTCGTTTCTACACTGAAGATGCTGGTTATGCACTAGCTAAGCAGATTGATGATGATATCTTCTCTCTAGGTATGTCTTTAGGTGATGGTGTTGGCACTTCTTGGGCACACTCTAACTCATACTACCTTGATGCATCTACAGGTATCACTCCGTACGCGGCTGATACAGTAACTCCTACTGACATCTTTAGTGATGCTGGTTTCCGTGAGCTTATCAAGTTAATGGATGACCAAGATGTTCCTATGGACGGTCGTTTCATGATTGTTCCTCCAGCAGCTCGTCGTGATATCTTAGGTATCGCACGTTATAACTCTTCTGACTTTGTAGATGGTCGTGCAACTCAGACTGGTCTTATTGGTAACTTGTACGGTATTGATATCTTCGTATCTTCAAACTGTCCTGTTATTGAAACAGCTGCTGATAACGCAGCCTCTACTGTAGATACTAAGGCTGCTATCCTAGGTCACAAAGATACTTTCGTACTTGCTGAGCAGATGGGCGTTCGTTCACAGACTCAGTACAAGCAAGAGTATTTAGCTGACTTGTTTACTGCTGACACACTTTACGGTGTTAAGACTCTACGTTCTGAAACTGGTTTTGTAATTGCTTTACCAAACTAGACTTTAGACTTTTAGTGGCCTCTTCGGAGGCTGCTTTTCTTTATGGGCTTTCTAATAAGAGTCTATAAAGAAATTTACTAAGAGTTTAGTAAGTAACGACCCATTCAATACAGATAAAGGTGTTATTAATGGCAACAACTATTTTGATTAAGAGTTCTTCCCTGGCAGGGACTACCCCTACCACAGCAAACCTCGCTGTAAGTGAACTTGGTGTAAACACAGCAGATAAGAGAGTCTTCACTAACAACAACGGAACTATTGTGGAGATGGGTACGTTCCCTTCACAGTTGGATGTGGTTGGGGCTACTAACTTATCTAGCACATTAGACGTAGTTGGGACTACCACACTTACTTCAGGTACAGTGTCAGGCAACTGGGCAGTCCAAGGGACACTAACAGTCTCAGCCCCTACCCTTTCTACTGATGCTGCCTCTAAAGGTTATGTAGACGTACAGGTGGCTTCTGTAATAGCTGCTGCACCTGCTGCACTAGATACCCTTAACGAGCTTGCACTAGCTCTTAACAATGATGCTAACTTTGCAGCTACAGTTACAAATGCTCTAGCAACCAAACTACCACTAGCTGGTGGAACTATGACAGGTGCTATTGTCTTAGGTGTTAATAAGATAACCAGTACAGCTAACCCTGTTACTGCTGATGACCTTTCACGTAAAGGTTATGTAGATAGTATCCTAGGTTCAGCAACTGCTTCAGCAACCTCTGCAACTGCCTCTGCTGCTAGTGCAACAGCTTCTGCTAACAGTGCAACTGCCTCTGCAGGTAGTGCAACAGCTTCTGCTGGTTCAGCAACTACCTCTGCAGGTTCAGCTACTGCTGCTTCTACATCAGAGACGAACGCTCTCAACTCAGCTACCAGTGCTTCCACTTCAGCTACACAATCATCAACTTCTGCTAATGCTTCTGCTAGTAGTGCTACAGCTTCTGCTAACAGTGCTACAGCCTCAGCTACATCTGAAACTAATGCAGCGGGTTCTGCAGCGGGAGCATTGACAACAAAGACTACCGTGCAAGGTTTACATGACACAGTGGTTGCTAAAGAGGCTCTTGTTAGTCCTCACTATGCAGCTATTGATAGTGCTTTAACTAACATCGCAGCTATTATTGTTGCACCTGCTCAAGCAGCAGTTGCAACAGAGCAGGCTGTCATTTCAACTGATAAAGCTGATGAAGCTGCGGTTAGTGCTGCTAGTATTGACCCTACTAATATCCTGCACACCATCGGTTCAGGGCTAGATAATGAGGGTTATGATAAGACTGGGGTTGATAACTTAATAAGCAAGTTTAAACTTTTCTTCAAAAAATCAGACTCGTCAGCAGTGCTATTTTCTAAGACGGGTAACTTCACAGCAGAAACAGGGCAAGAGTTTTATGCAGAAGTAGGCGGCGCTGTTCTGACGATTGCTAGTGGCACTTCAATCACAATGCCAACTGCAACAACTGGTGCAGACTATGCAGTTTGGCTAAA